ACTCCGCCTTCGGATTCGCAGGGACCGAGACGACCGAGGTCTCGTCGAGCCTCATTCGCTTGATGATCCGCCCGTACCTCTTGAGGTCCGGGATGTAGACCCGGTCCGCCTCGAGCACGTCTCCCCGGATCGAGAACTTATTGAGGATGCCTTCGGTAATCTTCCGCCAGATATCGGCCTCGGCCTTCGAGACCTTGACCTTGACGAAGAGGCCGCGCCGGTCGGCGAAGGCCTCGAGGACGACCCCGATCGGCCGGTCCGGATCGTGATTCCAGAGGACGGTCGAGTTCGTCAGGAGGTCCGAGGCCGCGGCCTTCAGGGCCTCGGGCGCGATCTGGTCCGCCTGAAGATCGAGGTCGGGAGTCGCCGCGTAGCCCTCGACGATCCAGTCGCCCGGAGCCGTCTCCGAACTCTTCATGAGCTCGAAGTCGGCCTCGAACGGGATCGGGTACGGGAAGGGAAGCGACCCGGCCGCGGGCCCGGGCTCGATCGCGATCGCGGCGTTCGTCATGTTTCCCTCGGATAGCCCGAGAGGTCACTCGGCTCGAGTCGCTCTCCGGAGGCTTTCGCCTTCGGCGGGAGATACAGGCTCTCGAACCCCGTCCTCCCCTCGAGTTCCCGGTCTGTCCTCATGATAGCTAAGTCGGGCGAAGAGTCAAGACCGGCCGCCGACGAGCTTCGGGAAGTCGAGCTTGACCTCCGCCGTCCGGATCGCCTCGACCAGCTTCTTTCGCGTCTCCCTCGAGCTCGATTCATCCTTGATCTCCCAGTAGCGGAAGCGTTCCGGAATGGCGGAGCGAACCTTCGCCGGGAGCCCGGAGACTCCCGGGGGAGGCATATTCCCGCGGGAAACGGCCCTCGGCGAGATGAAGTACGGGGTCGAGTCGAGAGGCTGGATCGCGACCCAGAGCGACCCGCCGGTCCCGTCCTCCTCCGCGAGCCCGGCCGGGAGGACGGCCGCCTTCAAGGCCGGAACGTCCGCTCCCTTCTCCGCCAGATCGGCGGCCGAGAGGGACCGGAAGAGGAGTCGGCCGGTCATCGTCCCGCCCCGAAGGAAGTATTCATGAAAGCCCGGGGCCTGACGGCCGTACTCGACCCGGGCGTCCGAGGAAACGGGCGACCCGTCGAGGAGGTTCAGGATTCCGCGGAACTGGCGGGTCGACCCCGGGGCCGGGAAGGGAGCGGTAACTCCGCTCGCCTCGAGCCATGCCACGCCCTCGAGCGGCTTCCGGAAGGCCCGGAGCTCCGCCGGGACGACGTTCCCGTCCCGGGTCTTCCGGGAGAGGAAGTTCCCTGTCTTCCAATCGATCTTGAAGTTTCCGGGATCGCGGCTCCGGGACTGGGAGATCGAGATCAGCTCCTCGAGCCAGCGATTCATCTTCTCCGGCGGAACGTCCTCCCCGGGCTTGAGCCCGAGCTTCTCCCTCGCGAGGTCGTCCGCCGCTCCCTTGATCTGGCCGGGAATCTCGTCCGCGATCGTCCAGCCGAGTAGGAGCTTCGGGTCCGTTCCCATGAAGCGGAAATCCGCGTGAACGGTCTCCCCGCGCCAATGATGCTGGAAGACGTACCGGTATCCGAGCGGGGTCTCCGGAGGATAGGCCTCGTACCGGCGGGAAGCCTCGGCCGCGGTCACTCTCCGGACCCGCCGATCGGCTCGAGGGCGCATCTGCAATTGTGATGGGCGGGAGGGCCGCCCTCCGGGACGTCGGCGAGCGCGTAGACTTGGTCCTTGAACGGGTCGCACTCCTCGCAGGGAGCCGCGGCGGAGACCCAGCGCACCTTCTCGACCCCGGCGTCCCGGAAATAGGAGGCCGTCACGGTCGAGAAAAATCGCTGAGTATCCGTCCGGGCGATCGCGTCGGCGGCCTCGGCGAAGGTCCGCTCCTTCGAGTACGGGTTCGACCCGGGGCGGGAGACCTCGACCTTGAAGGAGTCGAGGCCCGAGAGCCTCTCCTGAATCTGACCGACGCCCAGCCCCTCGGCCTCGCCGTCGATCACGATCTGGCGGGCCGAGTCTGTGATCTGGCGGACGAGATGCTCCGCCAGCTCCGAGGCCACATTCTGAGCCGTGGCGGCGAAGGCCTCGGCATCCGCGACGGCCTTCCCGACCTTCGCCGCGGCGGAGGCCGCGGCCGCGGCCGCGGTCGCCCGGTAGGAGGAGGCGAGGAGGTCCCGGATCGCGTCCTGATCGAAGGCCTCCTTGAGTGCAAGCTCGAGGTCCGTTAGCTGTTTGACGAAGCCCGGGAGGGAGTACCTCTTCCAGACGATCAGGCCCCTCCGCTCCCGGACGTACCGGGTCTCGGGCGTCCGTCCCTTGAGGTTTGCCTCGACCGTCTTCTTCGCCTGAGCGTGAGCGGCTTCCCCGAAGCCGGAGGCGAGCTTCGCGACTTGCGAGCGGAGGAGAGCCTTGAGCTTCGTCGCGAGATCGTTCGCGATCTCGACCGTCTTCTCCGTCCGGCCTTGCGGGACCGCGAGCGTCGCGGGCTTCATCCGACCGCGAGCGTGGCCCCGGGCCTTGAGGAGTCCCTTCTCCATGACCGCGGGCTCTCCCGCGTACCGCATGGAGCGAACCTCCTCCGGCTTGAGGACCCCCGCCGAGATGTAGGCGACGTCGATCTCGGCCTGACTCGACTCCGAGATGATCTCCGGGGTCTCGAGGACGAAGTCCCAGTCCTTGAACCCGAAGCCCTCCCGGATGATCTTGACCGTGAAGGCGTCCGCGATCCTCTGCTGTTGGGGAATGACGGTCTCCTCCCGGAAGTTCTGCTGTTGGGATTCGCCCGATCCCGAGCCGATGTTCCCCGTCTCGATGATCGAGACCATGGAGGGAGGGACCCCGTAGACCGCGAGAATCTCGTCGCGAGTGAAGCGACGCATATTCTGAAACTCCATATCCCGGATCGTCGTTCCGATCGGAGAATAATCGACGTCGGCTCCCTCGAGGACGAGGTCCCGGTGAGAGTTCTCGGGCTTCGAGAATCCCTTGAGGTATTCCCGGTTCCGCTTCACTTGGTCGATCGTCGCCTTCCCCATCTTCCAGAGCCCGCGGACCTTCGCCCCGTTCATGAAGAAGTTCCGATTGTGAATCTGTGCCCAGAGGTCGACCTCGGCCGCGAGGAGGAGGGAATCGAGAGGCGAGAGCGCGTACAGAGACCGGCCGGGACGGCCGCGGGACGTGACGATCTTCCTCGTCCCGAACTTGATATGAAGGACCTCCCACGGCTTGAACATGACCGGATTATTCTGGTCCTCCCTCGAGACGTAGCCGAGGACGACCTTCTGATCCCCGGTCACGATCCGGGTATTGATCGGGTCGAGCGGCCAGAGCTCGATCGGCTTCTTCGTCGTTTCGTCCCGGACGAGCTCGATAAACGTATTCGCGAAGATGCCGAAGTCGGCGATCGAGCCGAAGATCAGATCGGCGAGCGCGTCCTCGCTATTCGGACGCTCGAAGAAGGCCTTGAGCTCCGCCTCCTGTTCGCGGCTGGGATTCGCGACCGCGGGAGCGAGATACCAGCCGCGGGCGGACGCGGCCTTCGCGATCACATCGACGCAAGCCCTGACCCATGAGACCTGTTCGTAGAGTCGATAGAGATCGGTCCAGTCGGAGGCGGGCGTCTCTTCCGTCGCGGACTTCCCGAGCTTGGTCGCGAGGTCCTCGTTCGCGAGGAATCCGAGCGACGTCGATCTCTTCTCGAGCCATCGCTCGGCGAGACCGTCGATCCGCGTCCTCAGTCTATCGAGTATCTGACTCTCCTTCGCGTTCGAGCCTCAGACCATTCCGACCGTCGGCTCCGCGTACATATGCGACGCGGCCATCGCGGCCAGAGCGAGCGCGACGACTGTATCATCGTGCTCTCTCTGAGTCCCCATGATAACGGACGCGGACCGGGTTGACAAGGCGTAGGAATAGAAGCCCAGCTCCCGGACGAGATCGCGATCAAAGTCGAAGTGCATCCGGCCCCGTTCCATGACGACTTTTAGATTATTTATTAGCTCCAGCTTGGGCCCGAGGGCTCCCTTGTACTCCTCGAAGGGAAGGTCGCGGAGCCTCTCCATGACGGGGTCGCCCGCCCCGGAAGCGTCGACCATCCCCGCGACGACCCGGTACTTCTCCCCCGCGAGCCTGATCCGGGCGATCACGGTCTCCCATGGCTCCTTCTGGAAGCGGTCCTTAAAGACGACGCGGAGATCGTTCTCGTCCGTCGCGTCGAGGACATAGATGACCGTCCAGTCGAGATGCTTCGCGATATCGGCCCCGAGGACGTAGACGTGACCCTCGACCGGATCGGTCGGCCATCCTTCCTTGTTCGCGTAGCAAGCCTCGATGAGCGACCAAGGGAAGACCCGCCCGAGCTCGTCCATGAACTCGGCCGCGAACTCCGTCCGGAACTGGACGGAGCTCATTCGGGCTCGCATCCTCTCGATGAAGTTCCGCGAGACGTGGGGGTTCCCCCACGTCGGACAATGCAGGGAGAAATATCCCTTCGGCCGGAGTCCCGTCCGCTCGTCCGGGAGGCCCTCCCGGTACGAGACCGAGAGATGGTTCCTCCCCCAAGGCGTCCCGATCTTGACGAGCTGACCGTCGAAGTCCGTCAGCATGGGGAGGATGGCTTCGTCGACCGTCCGATCGGGAATGATTCCCGCCTCGTCCAGCCGGACGATATGCGCCCCATGCCCCCGGATGTACTTCCCCTCATGCTGGACGGTCCGGGCGTGGAGCTTCGAGCCCGTGACGAACGTCATCTCCCCGAAGGGACTATGCTTCGGGAGCCCGTCGAAGACGTCGACCCCGAGCTTCTCCGAGAGCGTGACGGCGAATCGCTCGACCCGATGGAAGAGGATCATCGCCTGATCCTGAGTCAGGGAGAGATTGAACTGGACGGACTCCGGAATCGTGAGGGCGGCATGGAGCGTATCGATCGACTCGACGGTCGTCTTCCCCGCCCTCCGGCCCCAGACCGCGGTCTTGAACTGGGCCTTCGCTTGGAGCCAGAGCGTCTGAGCTTCCGAGAGCTCGACGCCCAGAGCCTCGCGGGCG